CCGCTTCTTCCGCACATCTTGCGTGGCTTTGCAGTCGCATGATAGTACGATGCAATTGCTCTCTTGGATGAGCCGTGAGAGTAGTAACTAAGCAGAATGCCGAAGGCCTTTGTGTCTATGCGCATAACGGAATCTACGACCTGAGAAATCAACATTCCGTCATCGTCATTGCACATTGGCCGCGTCATTACCCTGGTCGGCTCAACCTTCTCCATGAACTGCGCTATAACGCTGCTCATGCGCTTTTCAAGTCTGCCTGAGTAAACCCATGCCCCCCATAATTCAAGCCAGCCATTGAGCCAGTCATGCTGTTCTTTGTTTAGGTTTAGCTCTCTCGTCCTCACGCTGCATCCTCCGGGCCGTCCGGTTTGTTAATCCCCAATCGGTTGATCACCTCTCGGCGCATAGCTTCAAGGCGCTGACGAGTTTCCTCGTTAGTCTGTAATGCCTTGTCGATATTGGTGAGCATCTCCCGGTCTTTGTGGCGCTGATGTGCTGACTGAATGCTGGTTACGCTCATATAACCTCCGACATAAGCTGTTGATGAGTGAGATACAGGCCCCAGCAACTAATCAGCATCCTGGCTTTTACGACCGCCTTTTCCTCGTTACACCACCGGCAAAACCATGAAATGGCCCCGTCAATTTCCTGTTTTATTTGGTGTGATCCGTCGAAGTGAAGCGGATAAACGATGTCGTCAAATACCGCTGCTGTGGTCATCGGGCAGTGGATTTTCGTCATGATGAAACCTCCTCATTCGGGCGGGCACTTGTCATCAGAACGCCGTTAATGACTGCGTGACGCTGCGCGTTGATGTCTCCGGTGTACTTCCTTACGGTGTCGCGGTGGCATGAAAGCTTGCGGGCTACCTCGGTCAGGTTGCCGTTGCAGGCCTGAAGTAGGCGAGGAACTGTCTGAACGATAATCATGCTGCTTCCTCCCGGTTGTTACGCAGGTCTTTCAGCTTCTGCTGAAACTCTCCATATTTGGGGGTGTAGACTTTGGTCTTCTTGTTGCAGTGTGTGATGCGCTCACTAAAAAGCGCTTGCTCTACCGTCATTCCTCTTTTAAGGCGGACAAGTATTGTGTTACCTGCAATTTTCACGCGAGGGTCTCTTGACCATTCGGCTGGGGTTTTGGTCTCTCCGTTATAGGTAATGGCGTGGCAGGATTTACGCGTATGGGATGGGATGTGAACTCTGGACCGCATTACGTTGCATGCGTTACATAAAACTCTGAGATTGCGGTCTTCATTGTTATTGACCACTTCGTCTTTATGATCGATGTGGACTGTATTCCAGTTGACTTCTTTTCCGCATAACTCACATGGTGGCAAGCGATCGCCATACTTGGCGTAAATAACTTTGCGATGTTCATATACAAACCCATTTTTCATTGCTAAAGGGTGTTCAGGGTCTCTGGACATCACATATCCCTTTGCGTTTCTGGTGAAGGGTTTATGCTTTCCATGTCTCGTTAACTCATATGTTCCATAGCGCATCATGCGAAAATAATGTTTCTGACAAACCTGCTGTTCGACGTATCTACAATCACGGTCGCAATCTTCAACTTTGCACTTCATATTTCCTCCAGTGCGTCTGTGATTAACGGAAGACGCCCGCATAACTCAGTCACCACCAGAACCAGCATTCCGCCCTTAATCGCCTGACAGCGCTTAAGTCGCATATCGTCTATCTGACCGTCATCCAGCCAGAAGCCCGCGCTGGTTAGCGCGTCAAAAACGGCTTTGGGTAAGTTGTCCAAATCGCGTTTGCGGTTATCGGGAGGTGCTGCGTGGATGGTGATTTTGATGCGAGGGGTGATTTTTATATCTAATTGGTGCTTTTTGATTATTTCGATTACTTCTTGTCGGTATCGCTTCCCCCAGTCACTGATGTAGTGGATGCCTCGGGAGTGTCGCCAGTATCGGTTATTGCTCGGTGGCCACGGCAATTTTATGCGGTATTCGTTCATGCTTTTATCAGCCCCTCCCTCAGCCACATAACCTGAGTCCTTGCCATTCCCTCCAGTGCACATTCCTTTGCATATTCGGCGTCAACGATGCGGGTCCGCCTGTCTATTTCATCGTGGCAGGAAGAACAAGCAACTGTTGCAATCAGGTCGGGTGGTTTGATTCCCGTTCCACATATTCCGGACAGACGAATATGCGCCAGTACAGATGTCTCGTCGTTGTGGTTGCAAACGCCCGGAATACGCACCTGACATTCGCGACCGCGAGCTGCTTTTCGAAGGTCAGCCATAATCACCTCAAAAAAATGATTGGAGCCTGTTTAAAATTGCCGGGTCGGTAGTCCCGGCGAATACGTGCTTAATGGCGGCGTTGATCAATGCGCTGTACAGCTCCTCGAATTCACTTTGCTCCATGTTGGCGTAGGCAATACTCTTCGCCTCAGCCCGCACCTCACCGCGAATGTTCACAACCGTGTCGTAGTACCCGGCGAGAATCGTCAGGTCTTTGCGGAAGCGGTTGAATTGCGTTCGCTCATCGGCGTTGCCCATGCCGGACTTTTCTGCGTTCCAAAATTCGAAGCAGAATCCGAAGAAGGCCATCACCTTGCGATGAAAATGAGGATTGCGGGTTAACTTGATTTCGGCTGTGTACGTCTCGCCGTTTTTGAATCGCTGGAGTCGTTCGAGGTCGCTGTCTGATGCTGGAGAAAATACGCCGCCCGGGTGTTTAACCAGGTCGATTTGCAATTAGTCCTCCTTGAAAAGCTTAATTTTAATCAAGCTAAATAAGTAACCTATAGATTACGATATCTTGATAAATTAATAACTGGATCGATGAAATATGAACGCCTCGTTTTTTCTTACAATTACTACTGGAGTTTCAGTTTTAGTAACTGGTCAGATTTTAGTAAAGTGCTTCTTGGATCCTTATATTTCATTTAAGGAGCATTTAGGTTTGGTTTCGGCTCTTCTTTTACGTGAGCAAAACAAGATCCTAAACCTCAACGCAAAAAGTGAAGTTATTCAAGAAATAAAATATGTTTCAGCTTTACTGCAGTCAAAATCCCATGCTGTACCGCTTTACGGTGTGTTTGCCAGCTTGCGTTTACTACCTCAATACAAAAATGTCCTGGATGCCTCAAGGAATTTGAATCTTATTTCATCCATTATAGAGGGAGCCAGCAACAATACCCCTCAATCTCAATATGCCCAGGTTTATAAATCACTCACCCAAATTGGTAAGGATTTAAAGGTGATAGTCAGTTATAAGTAGCTACTAATTTTATCTCATCTAAAGGGGGCTGCTGGTAGCGGCATCCAGTGAGTTATCTCGCTGCTCTGGAATTGAGCCTGCAAATCACTTTTGATAAACCAGACTGGACCTTGTCGCTTGCTTTCGCTCCACCACCCCCAATAGTTACCGTCCGTTTCCGGCATCCGCTCGCTGCACGGTATCCACTCCTGAAAAGGTTCGGCTTTACCCTGAAACACGGAGGAGCGGCAGGCATTAACCAACGTCAGAAGATCACGGCGGCTTACCTTACATGAGTGCTCATCCATGTGATGCCAGGCTGTGACGTGATTTGCCTCATGCTCAAGACGGTTAAGCACGTCGTTCGGCACCACTACCGGCGCGGGCTGCTCTTTGAACTCATCCGCGTAACGAATAACACGGTCAATTAGCCTCTGAATCCAACGCTCTGACTGTAAATTGAATTCCTCTCGTGACTCAGGCAACGCCACACCAACTACCCCCAACGCACGATCCAGATTTTTGGGCAGAAATTCGCGGGCTGGCTCCGCATCTGCGCGGGACTCCAGTAGCTCGCGGGCCATGCGCGCCAGCTCATGAACCTCCCACTGCTCGGCATTGGCCTGACAGTCGTTTTCCTCAGAGTTAAACTGGAGAAGATTTTCGATTTGCTCTTTGGTGAATGTCATGCCGCCCCCTTATTCACATAGTCCGTAGCGTGATGAACACACAGAAGTGTCCAGGCTTGCCTTGACCAGGTCGTAAACTTTGCCGCCGCGCCCGGTTTTAGCCCACTCGACGACATCCATCGCAGAGGGTGCGCCCATCGTGCCGCGAGGGCCGTAAAATCCAGACCATTCAATGCGCTGAACGTCCGGATCCAGGCCGTAGAGTTTCACATCTTTTCCGAGGTTTACCGGATACCGCCGCCGCGTCACCACCTCCTCGCCGGTGAACTCATCCTCATCAAACTGGATGACATCACGATAACCGAGATGCATACGCATCCACGCCTGGCTGACCGTTCCGACACTCATCCAGTGAACCCAACGCGACGCCAGGCGCACTTTTTTCTCCCATGCGTGGTGTTTTTCAATGTGCTCCGGCCAGCGGGCGGCAGTCTCGGAAATCTCCTCTTTGGTGCATAACACGCAGTTCATGCAGCCAACACGCGACGCTCCTTGTGTGTACAGTGGATTAGGGGTGATGCCGAAATATTTATGCAGCGCGAACACGTCAGCCGCCGTCCACTGGTGAATGGGCAGGAAGTTGTAAAGAAAATCAGGGTCACGCTCATCGCGGGCAAACCGCGCATAGCCAGCCCTTTTTGATGACTCGTCAGCGCGAACGCCAGACCACTGGACGACCACCTCGCCGTCATTGAGCAAAGGCTTGATAGCGGCATCAAACGCTACCTGGATTTTCAGTTCGTCGGTGCAAAACCGGTCGCGCATCATCGGAAATTTTCCGTGCAACAGTGCGGCGTCCAGGAATGAATTTCCGCTCGGATGCAGAACAGACAGCGCCGCCGCTAATGGCGTGTCAAACTCAATGCCCCAGCGCTCAGCGGTACGTTGCCATGCCTGACCAAATTTTGTGTCGCTGCGTGCCAGTGACGGCATAACAACCCCACGATATGCGCCCATACGGATAGCCTGACGCTGGGGCCAACGGTCGCGCAACGACTGGCGGCGGCGTTCAAATTCAGCATCGGTATAAATGCGTTTAACGATCTGGACCGGCGAACAGCCGATTTGCTCATGAATGCTGCGAGCATAATCAACTGTCAATTCGTGCTCGTTATCGGTATCGGCCATGACGTTAGTTACGCGGTCGCCAAACAGGTGATGTGCTATTGTTGCCGTGGTAGTCGAGTCTTTCCCAGCCGAAAAGTTAACGACAATTTTGTGATCGTCAGGGATGCGAAACTCATCAAGATAACGCGTGTACGCCGTTTCGATTTCGCGAACTTTTTCACGAATATCCGTCGGGATGATGATTGCTGCTGATACACTCACAACGCACCTCCATTGCTGTTACCGCGCTGCGCGTCGTCAAACATACCGCTGCGGATTTGTGCGGCGTAATCACGGATTGAGTTAGGGCTGTACGTCAGATTAGGTCGCAGTGTTTCGAGGTGATCCGCGACGAGCTCAACGCCCTGAGCCCGCACTTCAGCCAGGAATGCGTCGGTGACCGGGGTTTCGACATTAGGCAGCAGCGCATAATCGCAAATAGTATTGATTGCAGGGTCGCAGCGATCATCTTCGTTGCGTGGGCGTTCGCCAACCTTCGTGGACGATTGCATGATGATGCCCCAGCACACGCTATCGACCTCTTCACTCCATCCATCGCAAGCATCTCCGCGATAGTCATCAATTGCAGCCTCTGCCGCCTCGACTGCTTCCTCAGCGGTTTTGTGCCACTCGAAGTTGTGCTCAGAGCCGTAAGAGAAATATGAAGCTCCAGCCTTAAGCCCCGCATTCTCAGCCGCCAGCGCCTCACTACGCGCCGTCTGCACGTCCAGCGCACTCGCCAGCTCTGTTACCATCTTCGCTATCGTGATAATCGGAGTGTCGTCACTCATAGCCGCTGCAAATTCGTGTCCGACACGAACCAGGTGTTTGTTATTTTCCATGCTGTATTTCTCCCACAGACCGACCGCAACCGCTGTTTAGCGTCGCTTCGGATAGTTGATTGATTGTTTGTTGGCGTAAAAAAGGCCACTGAGTTAGTGGCCTGGTTAGTAGATGGCGTATGGGCTCATATCACCCCCTCCAGTCTGATGTGGTAGATTCTCGTTCATTCTTTGCATACTGATTGGCAGCTTCCTGTTGATCAATATTCACGAAATGTCCGTTTCGCCAGCCCATGTAAAATGTCTGTGGTTGCCCTGACCGATATTTCCCGACGATTATTTCAGCAATCCCTTTCATGCTGCTGTTCTCGTCGTAGACCTCATCGCGATACGGGAAAATAATAACGTCCGCATCCTGTTCTATGGCTCCAGAGTCTTTCAGGTCTGAAAGGTTAGGACGCTTATCCTGACGGCCTTCAACGCCGCGGTTAAGTTGCGAAAGCAGGATGACGGGGACTTTATTTCGCAAACAAAACTGCTTCAGCTTGCGGGTAATTTCAGCAATAGCGAGGTCGTTGCGATCTGCTTTTGGCTTCTCAATAAGTCCAAGATAGTCGATAGCGAGAAAGCTTAACCCTCCATCCATGTTCAGCCGTTCCGCGTGAGCAATGCATTCATCAACCGTAAACGAACCATCAATGACGTAGTTATCCTCATGGATAAGCTGGCCGGTCGCCGCGGTCATTCGCGTGTAATGCTCCTGTTTCATTCCTAGAGGGTTTCTGAGCGTTCCAACTGACAGGCCAGCGCGGTCTGCAACATGCCTCTCCACTACCTGAACGTCAGACATCTCCAGTGATACGATAAGCCCGCGACCTTTTTGTCTGCCGATTGAGTTAGCGATGTTAATTGCCAGCTCCGTTTTACCCATGCCAGGCCGGCCGGCGATGATAATCAGGTCTGTGCGATCGAAACCACCATAGGCGTCATCCATCGGTTCAATGCCAGTTTTCAGGTAAAGACCTGACTCCTCGCCTTTCAGCCTGTTCTCCAGTACAACCAGGTAATCATCAAGCAGATCGCTAACTTTCCGCGGCAACTTGTCGTTAGTTTCAAATTGCAGCTTTGCCAGAATCCCGCTTACTTCGGCTATTCGCTCGTTAATATCGTGAGTGCCAGCCGATGCGAGAACGCCGGCCGCTCGCTTTAACTCAGCCTCACCTTTACGGAGCATCCAGCACTGCCGTACCCGCTTTGCCCAGCCGCGGATATTGGCGGCGGACGAGCACTTGCATGCCACTTCGATCACGAAATCCTTCGTCGCTTCTGGTACGGCGTCTTTCACGGTGAACATGTCGATAGGTTCAGCTTTCGTCAACAATGCCGTGATAGCCTGATACATGCTTCGTAGGTGGAAGTTCTCAAACGCTTCTGCGGGCAACTTACCAGCGATTTCACGGCAGTCTATGTGATCACCTTTGACCAGCATTGAGCCTACTAACTGGTGTTCAAAGTCGTAACTGTCCATCAGGAACCCTCACCCAAAATCTGGTCTATTTTTTCTTGCCGCAAAGCGGTCTCAAGTCCATACACAGTGCCGGTAGGATTATTGCCAAGTGCCCATGCGGTTGGCTGATACCCATGCTCAATGTAGCCATTGAGAATTTCGTCAATCGCCCGCGGCTCTTTACCCAGCTCCTTGCACTGCTTCAGGTACGATGACCAGAGTCGCTTAATACCGTTTTCGGTAGTTGTGGTAATGCTTCGTATAGTCGGCATACCAAGGCGTTTGGCTTTTAAATTCCAGGTTGCCTTGAACCGCTCCCGGTCAAACTCTGGAACGTCTGCACGTGGGTTTGTTTTACGAGCCCGTGGATTGGTTCCTTTCTGGCGGGGTGTTAATTTTTTCATCTCAGCAGACTCCGCTTCGCGGGTTTGGGTATTGTCTTTAATGTCTTTTGGAATATTGTCTTTTGTGTTTGACTGATTCGGTAAATCACTTTTTACCGGTTTGGTGAAGGTTAGTTTTACCGATTCGGTAAATGTTTTACCGATTCCGTTAAACTTAGTTTTCCATTCAGAGATGTTTTTATTCATCCCCACCTGTCTGCCAGTTTGCTTAAGCACCCCCATCCTGATCAGTTCGTTTTTGGCAGTCGAGCATTTAGTCGGTGCCATCCCGGTAAGCTCTGCAAACTGCTCATTGCCTATCCAGTCCATCTTTTTGTTGAATCCGTATGTTTTGCGCCACACGGCCATCACGATCAGGAGTTGGTGCTGAGTAAGCCCGGAAAGCATCACAGCCTCAAGCAATGTATTTGCAGTCCGCGTATAGCCCTCTTCGAGTTCTGCCACGCGTGACTCCACAACCTCCAGATGAGGTTTAATCGGTGTTACTGTTGCCAGATTACTCATGACCTTTACCTCTGAATAATTGCTTAACCCTTTCCCACTCAGCCCGGAATCGACCAGGCTGCTTGAAACCGGACAGGTAGCGATCACGAATAATGTTTTTGTGTAATTTGTCCTGGTCAGGACTGAATGGTTTTGTCATAATGACTCCTGTAAATTGATCCAGTAATTCCGCTCAGAATTGAATGGTCATTTGCTCCGAACGCTCAGTTACCGCTGGGCGTTTTTTATTTGTCAGAAGATGTGCAACCTGACGGGCGAGATGTGCCATTTCGTCATCGACAACACCCCACTCCAGAACGGCGAGAAGCATCGAAAACTTGGGTATCCAGTCTCGTTTCCACCGGCTAATCTGCGCTTTATCCACACCTACAGCTGCGGCTGTTTTCTCAGTGCCGATTAATGCGATTTTGTTGAGTAATGCGCTCTCAATGCGGAGCGCCTCATTGCGTTTGTTTGCGTGATCCATCGTTGATACTTCCCTTTAGTGAATAGTTAATGAGCGCACACCCATAACGGGTGACGCATAGATTTGTAGTCTTTTGGATTACTGCCCTTTTTCAGGGCGGGGATGTGTAAAGAGCGAGATTGATTAGTCTGAGGTTTTCTTGCTGCTCGGGAAGGGTCGAACTTCCTCGGCTTTAACTTTGCCATCTGGCAGAACGGTAACGATGATGTTACGACCTGCGCGAATGGCTTTGCTGATTGCACACTGAATAACGCCAAAATCGTTAGCGGCCTTTGCCTGACCATGGATTTTGGCGTAATCAGCAAGCGTCATACGATTCATAGGCACACTCCATTTGGTTACCATGAATAAAGAATACTACAGGTATTTGTTTAATTCAATATTAAGGGTATTTTTATAATGAATATCGCTGGTATTACAATGCCTGTCATGGAAAAGAAAAAGACATTGACGACAGAACAGCTTGAGGATGCGCAGCGCCTGAAGGCTTTGTATGAGTCTAAAAAGAAGGCCTTAGGGGTTACTCAGTACACCATTGCTGATGATTTAGGCATCACGCAAGGTGCTGTTGGTCATTACCTGAATGGCAGGAATGCGCTTAATGTGGATGTCGCTTCGGGATTTGCCCGCATCCTGCAGGTATCAATATCAGAATTTAGCCCATCGATAGCCGCAAAGGTCGCAAGCCAGGCTGAAAGCCTGAGTGGTGACACTCTTGAATATGCAGGGAAGCTCAGGGATGGCATCATTCCTGTTGTGGGTGATGCTGTGCTGGGTATGGATGGGTTGATCGATATGGTGGAGTTCCATGCGGGATGGTTGCGTTTCTACAGTTCTGACCCTAAGGCATATGCCGTTCGAGTCAGAGGTGACAGCATGTGGCCTCGTATGCAATCAGGTGAGTTTGTTGTGATAGAACCAGGCACCAAGGTTCATCCTGGCGATGAGGTTTTTGTCAGGACAAAAGACGGGCATAACATGATTAAAATTATGAATATGACCCGGGAAGGCGATTACCAGTTTGTTAGTGTTAACAGCGAACACAAGCCGATAACCATACCAGCCGATGAGGTGGTTAAGCTTCATTTTGTGTCAGGAATAATCAAGGCGACGCGCTTCATATCACTGGAAGAAACGCATAGGGTGGATCTGTTCGGTGGCCCGGCCAACATGCCATAGCAGTGGCCTGTGGATATCTTTGAGTAGGTGGAAAAGCTTTCTAATACTCTGTATATGTGCATAGATCCACCTGTGTCTGATTTAGATCATAATGAAAGAATTAGCAGATCTTTACGTTTATCTAAATAGCATACCCCGTCTATGCAGCTGCCATCGTTCTGCTGGCAACTGGTTAGAAAAGAAAATGTACATTCTGACCATAAGTGAGATGTATGCGGATTCGACTGTACATAAGTTTGTGATCTGAAAAGCATTATAACCGCTCTAACTTTTCACTTTAAAAATAAATATTTATGAAATTACCACTTTAAACGCCAGTAAATATCGTTTACATTTTAACAGATGACACTACAGGTGATGTCAACTAAAATGAGTAAAGTAAGAGATATCATTGAGGATCTTTCTAGGCGAAAGAATGATGTTGCCTGCGATGGTAAAGGGGGGCTACGCCTTTATCTTGCTGAGCTAGGATTTGATGATGCACCTGGAAAAACCGTAGGACATCGAATCTTTACAAATCAAAGACTTAGTGATGAAAGTGAGTTCATATCATTTTCTATAGATTGTGGGCACAAACCGCGAAGAAGTATGAAATTTCCATATGTAGTCAAAACAATCAATATCTTGCGCAAATATCAGGCGGTTTTAGAATTATTTGAGGAAGATGACTATGATGCGTAATGCTGAAGAATATACGATCTCAGTACGGCGCGAGAACATAGAAGGCGAAAATCTGTATGTAGCTCGCGTTGAGGAATTACCCGACGTTGAGGAGTATGCCGATACATTTGAGATGGCCAGACAGTTAGCATTGGAAACAGTGACTACAACTCAAGAAATTTTTGCCAAACAAGGTAGGGAATTCCCTGCGCCTAAATCTTTCAATGCTCCGACTGCAAGTGGGCGCGTAACTCTACGACTACCAAAATCAGTACATGCTAACTGCCTAAAAAATGCTGAAAATGAAGGGGTGAGTCTTAATACATACCTTTTGACTTGCATAACTTCATACAGAAACCAATCTTTTGAATCAGTCAAAGTTATTTCAGTTGAGCAGTTAGGATTAACAGCTCAAGCTTTACGAGATGACTTTCCAAAAATTAGTACTCAGATCAAGAGGCACGAGTTTAGTTTAGCTATGGAAACTAGGGGTTCTGTGGACAAAGTTTCGTTTAGAGATAAACTTGACGACCTTCCTCTTTCCTGTCAAGAGATAGCCGCATCGTTCAACAAGGTAAAGTTCCATAATGCTTAACTTTTTAAAAAGCATACGACTTATGGATATTACTCCGATATTGAATAACATATCATTCGATAGAAATAGGGTAATGTCAGAAGATGCAACTGTTACTTTCAATATCAGAACTGAGTTGACTGAAAATGTTGAAAATGACTTATGCAAATTATTAATCACTGCCGAAACCCGCGGCGCTCAAAGTGATGGACCAGATATTTTTACACTCACATTAGGTGTTGAGTACCTCTTTAAAGTGATGGATAAGGAAGCCTTTTCTTCCTCAGACTCTCAAGAGCGGCTAAAGTTAGCAACTAATACTGTTTACTTAGATTTTCGCAAGAGATTAACCTTAAGTATGGAAAGTACTGGTATGTCTGGCTTTAAATTACCTTACTCGATCGAACTGCTAAGGGATAGCAAATAAACCTAACCCGGCCACCGCGCCGGGTTTTTATTGCCCATTAGTCAATCGCAGCACTTCCCTTCCGCACTATCTCCGCTGCATCCCTGTTAACACCTTTCCCAATCACGTTCCCCGTCTCTTTTCGATACTGCTCCAGCTTTTCAACGACAGCTTCCTGAGTTATCGGCTGATTAGCGAGCGATAGCTCCATAATCGCCCGCCCCATAGCCGTAACCATCATGTTTACGCGCTCCTCGTCCAGATTCATAGCGCCTTCCTCGTTTAGTTTTTAACCACATCAAGCTATCACAACGAGTTGGTAAAAAAAAATAAATATCTCAAGTAATCATTGGGTTGCGTTTTTTAAACAAAAATAAATACTTTGGGTATTTACTAAATTAAATACCTTGAGTATTCTTAACCCATCAGCAGGACGCACTACTCACCAGGACGGTGATGCTCATTAACAGATGGCCCTGAAAAAGGGCAAATACACCGAAGCAGACAGCTTCTGGATGATGTGAATTGCAGCCGCCAGACGGCAACCGCGAGGATAAGCGACGCGGCGCATCATCCAAAAGCTAACTGACAGGAGGATGTATGAACGCACAAGAACGCCGCCGCGAACGACGCGCAGCTAAACAGGCAGACTGGAAATCAGCTAACCCCCTGTTAGTTGGCATCAGCGCCAAGCCGGACACCCGCAAGATTCTCTCGCTGACTCGCAAGCCGAAATCACGCGTAGAAAGCGCTGTGACCCCGATTGATTTGACGGTACTGGCTGAGTATCGGGAAGAGATGGAAAAACGCGCAGAAGCAGTTGAGCGCAAGAATCGCCGCACCTATTACCGTGACACTAACCCGTTCGGTAACAAAATACATGCGGTGCAAAAGTCACGCGGCAAATCCACACCGCTCATTTGAGGAAATCGTAATGGAACGTTTTGCAAAACTTTTTGAAAGCTATGGCCGGCAAATTCTGGTCAAGAAAGGCGAAAACAGCGATGGGGATTATGCGTTGTGTATCTCAACCATGTTTGACGGTGCAGAAATGTCCTTCAACGTTGGGTTTGGTGATAACGAACAGGCAATGGATCATGCGTTGGATTCATTCACCCAAGAGCAGGCTGATATTTTCGGCAAGAAATTCGAAGGACAAACGAACGCGTTTGAGGCTTTCAAGGCGCTGACAAATACCAGTGAAGAAGATGAATAAGGTCGCTTAGGCGGACTTTTTTATTAGCAACGTTAACAGAGGTGAGGGATATGGAGTGGGTTAAATGCAGTGAGCGGTTACCCGATCCTGAAACGCCTGTTCTGGTGATGAACAACGGTGTAATCAGAATTGGAGAAATCAGATGGGATTACCCATCTCATGAAGAAACATATCAGGCATTTAAATATTGGGATGACCCATACGATGACGGGCAGCCATGGGAAGTATTTGATATCACCCACTGGATGCCATTACCCGAACCACCCACCGAGTAATTCCCGATAGCTAATTCCCTGAGTTAGCTATGTGGATACCCTCAATCATCCCTTGATGTTTATTTGCCGCTCGCAGTCAGGGCGGCTTCTTTTTGCCTGGAGGATATATGACATTTGAATTTGGTGATTACGCAGAAATTGAGCAGAAACGACATTATGCCGTCAATGAGATTTACCGATACAAGGTAATAAAGCAATTGTCTTCTAATTCATGGGTTGATGCACCTGTTCAGTCTCCGGCAACAGAAACTATTCATCCTGAAATGGAAGATGTTTGCCTCTGCATATGCTGCGGAGTTGATGAAACGGTGGTCAGAAAGTATCGCGTTAAAGATATGCGCAAAGTTCATAAATAGCCGCTTAATTGCGGCTTTGCATCTGAGTAATGGTTAATCAGCCATTAGCCACATGCAAACAATCCCGAATAGGCGGGTAACGACAGAGGGTAAGGGTATGGAAGTTTACAGATTTTTCATGTTTGACCCGGATAACGGGTTCGAAACGTATAAGACAGCCGAAGAGGCGAAGGCAGCGGCTGAAGAAGCTATTGATTACTACCGTGGGGAGGCGGCTGACGGTTGGCCGGATGAAGTTGGTCAGGTCTGCTGGGGTGAGATTAAGCAGGACTCTCAGCAGGTAGGGCTACGCCCCCGAGATGAAGACGACAAAAGTGGTTGTGAGATGATTTGCGACTACCAACTTACAGACATTTAACCCGCTACGGCGGGTTTTTTAATACCTCATAACTCAGTCGCTTCACCGAGGCGGCTTAGTTATGCAATCACACAACAAAAGGAACCTACCCATGATGCACCTTAGCCTCGCGGGAAGCGGCGTCATGTCCGCTTATTACCCGCCTGAATCTGAATTACACCGCAAAGTACGCCAGCTTATCCGCGCCGCAATGCTGCGGCTGAAGGACACATTATCTCAGCCCGGAGTGCCTGCCCATGACCATTTTACCCGTTAACGGAACCGTACTGGTTCAGCAAGGTAATCGTGATTTTAACAAGCTCTACGAAGCGTCATTCCCCGACACACAGGAAGGCCTGAAGTCTGCCTATTCGTGGGCATGGGAAATAGCGATGGGCTGGCACGATATTCAGAATGAAGACTGGAATAAAACCCATGCTGCATGACTTTAACGATGAAGAATTTATTGCGCTTATTTCTCCCGAAATTGAGGAAGAAGTTGAGCAGCAAATCAATCTGGAAGCGGAGCGAAATAATCCGCCGATTACATGGGCAGAGTTTGCAGGAGATTTCACATGAATCTCGAACTTTTAGACGCGCCGTTCCCGGCAGAAGACATTGAATGGCGCATCCAGCAGGCCGGGAAAAGTGGCGAAAAGATATGGGCCAAAGTTCTGGCCTACGTCACCAACAGGGCAATCATGAAGCGCCTTGATGAAGTCTGCGGTAAGGCGGGCTGGCGCAACGAGTACCGCGATATTCCGAACAATGGCGGTGTTGAGTGCGGAATTTCTATCAAGGTTGAGGGCGAGTGGATCACGAAGTGGGACGCAGCTGAAAACACGCAGGTCGAAGCCGTTAAAGGGGGCCGATCGGGGGCAATGAAGCGCGCCGCTGTGCAGTGGGGCATCGGTCGTTATCTCTACAACCTGGAAGAGGGTTTCGCCACTGTCTCAACGCAGCGAGCAAACGGATATCACTATGCGCGCAGCAAGGAGGTAGGGACGTTTTACTGGCAACCACCCGCCCTTCCGGCGTGGGCATTGCCCCTGACTGTTTCGTTGAAAACTGAATCAGCGGAATCGATGCGCGAGCCTGTAGAGGCCGAGCGCATTCTTGCTGAGTTCTCCGATTACGCCAGCAAAGAAACAGACATCAAGAAGTTGACTGAGGAATACAAAAAGACCTGGGCGGCACTGAACGGCTTTCCAGATCATCAGGAAAAATGCAAAGACGTCACTGGTATCAGACGTGCGGAACTTCAACAACAAACTCAGGCGGCATAAATGGCAATTAATACAATCACTGTATCCGGCAATGTTGGTAAAGACGCGGTGCTCCGCGTCACGCCAAATGGAAAACATATTGCCTCTTTCTCCCTGCCAGCTAAGACCGGGTTTGGAGACAACGAAAAAATCTCCTGGCTGAACTGCAAAATGTTTGGCGCGATGGCTGAGAAGTTGTCCGCTGCAATTGTGAAAGGTGCGAAGGTTACTGTGTCAGGCGAATTTGTTGTTGAGGAATGGACTCGTCAGGACGGTACACAGGCGCAGATGCCGACCATTCTGGTGCGGGATATCGATTTGCCACCGCGCGGCACTCCCGGCAATGATGCGCCTCGCCAGCAAACACGGCAACAACAGCGACCGGCTCAATCCAGCGAGCCGCCTATGGATTTCGATGATGACATCCCATTTGCACCTGTCGGACTCCCCTTCCCTCGCCACGCTATACACGCACTCTAAATAAATTACCGGAGTCAAAAATGCTCACACCTCAGCAGGTATTAGCCTGCCTACGGCGGGATAGCCGCAACCATATTACAGAGTCATGGAGATGGATGGGTGACCTTACGGACGTGGCATCCGGCTCCGGTATTTACGAAATGTCTCTGAACGAAATAGACCCCTATTACGCAGGCTGGTCAACGCTACTGGAATACCAGTATCACATCATCCACCCGGTAACACTCAAGACCATCATGGACCAACTGGATAAGGAGCCATGGGGAGACGGGGCGCTTGGAGGCGTCGTTTACCGGCTTAAAGAAGGTTACTCATCATGATTGGTCAATCCTACAACCCTGATATATCCCCTAACGAATTAGTAGCCCGCCACAGATTAAAGCCTATGCCAGACAAATCGGAGTTACTCAAACGCCACAGTTTTCCCGGCCCGGATGATAACCGCTACATCAGCCTGATGATTAAAGGAGCGCGGAAATGACAGATAACAATAAGCACCTGGTAAGCGCCGGTCATGAACTGGCGTCTGAGTTAAAAGCCGACTGCGGCGCGGTAGACGTGCGTAGCGTGGCTAATTTGCTGACCGAGCTTGCATCTGCGCTGGACGTGCAGAGTGCGCGTAGTGAGGCGCTGGCGGTTGAACGTAACACTGTTAATGCTGACAACGCTTACTTGCGCGACCAGGTACTGTGCTGGGCTCGCGAGTGTGACCGAATCACTTACACCTACACCAACAAAGTCACTGACGCGCATCAAAGTGAGGCTGAGCAGGAGTTGGCTAACACTCTACCGGCAGCGGACGCATGGGTGAACGAACAGCAAGCTAAAGGCGTTGAGAAGTTCGTTAGCGACTTCACCGAGCCAGCGGTGATGAACGACGGAAAATTCTACAGCGAGGACCTGATTGAAGCGTCCAAAGAGTTCGCAGCACAGCTTCGCGGGAGCCAGGTATGAGCAACGCAGCAATGATCATTGTCCCTACGGACATCCGCGACAAGGTTCGCGAAATAGAAACGGCGTATACGCGGTACCTCGCTGAGTTCCGCATCCCTGATGATCACAAAATTATCGTCAATTTTTCAGCGGGCAAAGACAGCACCACCACGGCGACGGTGGCGCATCACCTGTTCGGTGACCGCGTAACTAACGTTATGGCTGATACCGACAACGAGCACGAATTAACAATTGAATTTGCGAGCCGAATTCACGAACAAATCGGCTGTGCGCCGGTACAAATAGTGAAACGCAACTACGCCGAGGCAGAGTTTGAGCGCCGCCGCCAGTCGTTGCGTGACCGCTGGCCGCAACGTCAGGCTATCCGCATGGGCGCGTATCGCGGGGTGATTATGCCGTCGCTGGCACGTAGCGATACAAAATTCGGCCAGGCGTGGCAGCGCACAGCCGAAAGGTGGGGTATAGAGTTTGATACACCGCTAGCGGCGGCGCTGTCCGTCCTGCATCCCAGCGGAAACAGTTTTTTAGACGCAGCGCTGCTGCACGGTAAATTCCCGATGCTACGCGACCGTTTCTGTACTGACGAGCTGAAAATTCAGATTGCGTTTGATGCCGCTATCAAGCCTTTGCTCGATGACGGCGAGGTGGTTGTCCAGTGGTCAGGCGTTCGAGCTGATGAATCGTCGAAACGTGCTGGGTATGCGCGGTTTGCCCGAGATGAGCGTGATCAGGATTTTCTTTACAACTTCCTGCCGATTCACAGTTGGACGGCGGCTGATGTTTTCGCACTGCATAAATATTTTGGTATCAGCCCGAACCCGCTATACACGCAGGGCGCATCCCGCGTTGGCTGCATGAACTGCGTGCTGTGCACCAAAGAGGAAATTTCAGAGACCGCCGCACGCTGGCCGGAGCACATCGAAAAACACCATGCATGGGAGAAAAAAGTGAGGCTCGCTTCACGCTGGGTTCACTGGATGAGTGTCGGAACGGTCAGCCAGGCGTGGATGAAAAAATTCGATTTACCGCTTGGTCGCGCTGTTCAACTCTACGGTCTGGAGCCAGATGTTCAGCGTATTGAGTGGTCGGGGTTTTATGGTCCTCGCGGCACGATGGGCGCACCATCAGCGATGGATGTTGTCGAGTGGGCCAAGACCGGTCGGGGGGGCAAAGTCTATGACCTGGTTAAAGCCAGTCTGGACACCGCTGTGTGTTCATCACGTTACGGATTATGCGAATAAGGAGCACTCACAATGAGCATGACAGCAGAACAACTGGCGCAACTGCAACCCTCTTTGGACTCGATGCTTCGCGCTCATGAGGCGTTTTACAGCACCGACAATGTGCGTGAGGCAATGCTGAAGGCGTACCGAATCATGCTTGCTGACGCGCTGAAAGTTGCTGGCATCAATTTAACGGTGGAGGGGTGAGGGATATGGCAGATACAACAGCAGAATGGGGCTTATCACTCGATACTGAGTGCCCTCAATGTAAGCACTGTTTCGATTTGCGTCATGAGCTTGTTGATAACGCCTCGCCAATCGAGGCTTGCGAAACAGGTACGGTGGCAACCCTTAATTACGAAACAGCATGCCCGGAATGCGGACATGAATTCACCTGCGAATTTATTTACTGAGATCAACCATGACAATCAACGAACTCGTATCAGATGATCGCCTAAGCACGTTAGCAAATCTGCAAAGCACTGAATGCATGGCACTGCCAGCGGGTCACAATGAAGTTGCCATGATGGCCCGCGAGCTACAGCAGTACCGCGCCGCCGCTAAACCAGCGTGTTACGCTCTGACTAACAGCGCGGGAGAGGTATACAACACGCACTCGTCGCCGGAAAACGCTGATGCGTATCGCTGGCTCATTCATCAAAGCGATGATTCACTGACGCTGAGCGTCACGCCACTGTACGCAGCCCCGCAAGTTACGAGCGTGCCGGATGATGCGTTTGAGCGCGCGTTGTCGGTATTAAACGACACGCTTGATGATTGCGGCGATAGCGAGCGAGGACTGTTGCTGGCACTGGACAGGATGGGCATCGAGGTGGGTGAACCTACTGACGACGAACGCCTGATGGAAATCGAAGATGTTGGCTCATGGGCTAACAATCGCAATACGCCTACCGCAGCGCCAGCAGTACAGGCAGAGCAGTTGTCCGGCAATACCGAACAGGTAAGCCAGCCCGTGTTGCCTGCAACTCAGTTCAAGCCAGTGGCCGACCTGTACGGAATTGCAGTTCCAGGCGGGAGATCGACATCTTATTCCACTGACGCTGCCGAGGCATCAGATTGCAGAGTTATGGGATGGGATGTGCAAGAGTTTGTAAAGCTGGAGCGCCTGCAAGAGGCTATTACTGGCAACTATCCGGCAATCCCGGATGGTTACGCACTGGTGCCGGTTGAGCCAACGAAAGAAATGATGTTGCATAAATCTGGTTGCCAGCGCCATGCCTGGGATGATGCAGATTGTCCGATGCGTCAAACGCGACGTCTTGTGTGGAGCCGCATGATCGAGGCAGTGCCAAAGCAGGAGGCACAGGAAGTAAAAAAGTAGATCATTGTGGTATTTGTTTTGACTGGGCCCGCAATGGTTGCGGGACCTGTATTTTTAAAGAGTGACCGGGTGCAGCCGGTAAAGTGGAGAGGTAACAATGGGACAGCTTGTTGCTATCAATGAATGGGCATCTGGCCCTAACGGTTTTAAAGAGCCGATCAGTCGCGCGGCACTGCATAAGATCGCTAAGACCAGGCAAACCTACCCACCAGCAATAAAGCAGGGCCGCCGGTGGGTTGTGGACGAAGATGCTCGGTTTATAGGTTTGGTAGGCAGGGTTGAGATAACTTCAGGTATTTCAGATCAGGCCCGCCAGTTAGTGGAGAAAGCTCTCAATGGCTGCCCGTCCCAGAAAACACAATATTGATATACCTAACCTGTACTGCAAGTTAGATAAAAGAACCTCAAAAATCTACTGGCAGTACAGACATCCAGTCACTGGCGTTTTCGTCGGGTTCGGGCTGGATGCTGACGCCGCGAAGGCTGCAGCAATGGAAATGAACAGGATTATAGCTGAACAAGAAACGCAGCAGTCCTACGCGCTTATTGATATGGCAATAAAAGCAAACACAAAGAAAGAACCGGGAATTAGAGTTAATAGCTGGATCAAACGATATAACGAAATCCAACAGGAACGAGTCGACAATAAAGAACTATCTAGCAGCACCCTAAAAAGTCGAAAATCATGCGCATTAATCTTTGAAAAGAGAGCATCACATTTACGTCTGGTCGACGTTGACACAAAAATCATAGCAACAATCATTGATGAATATAAATCGAGCGGAAAAGCTCGCATGGGACAATTAATGAGAGCGGTTTTAATAGACATATTTAAGGAAGCTCAGCATGCGGGGGAGGTGCCGCCAGGTTATAACCCTGCCCTCGCCGTTAAAAACCCAATTGCTAAAGTTCAGCGCAGCCGAATGACGCTGGAGCAATGGAACTTAATATATAAGTCGGCTGAAAAATATGCCCCTTGCTTACAAAACTCTATGCTACTTGCCTTATTAACTGGCCAGCGTCGCGGTGATCTAGTCGATCTTAAATTTTCAGATGTTTGGGATGGGTACCTACACATAATACAAAATAAGACCGGTGCAAAAATTGCTTTACCATTAACACTACGCTGCGAAGCGATAGGCTTATCTCTTTCTGAAGTAATCGCGCGATGCAGGGATCGTGTCATCAGCCCTTATCTGCTTCACCACGTCAGAAAGCACTCAACCATCGATGCCGGAGATCCTGTTACTGAGGGAACTATTACGCGTATGTTTATGGAGGCAAGGAACGAGGCCAAAATCAACTGGCCAAAAGGTACCACTCCAGCCTCCTTCCATGAACAACGCTCACTGTCTTCACGCCTTTATAAAGAACAGGGAGTTGATGTTAAAACACTTTTAGGTCACAGCACAGATGCAATGAGTGAACAGTACAGGGATGATCGCGGGCTTGGCTGGAAAAAATTAGTCATTTAGCTACGCGAAAAACAGAGAGGTAATGCTCAGCAAATTTGTTATTTTTCGCGTAGCGTTTTGGAGAAAGTTATTGGGGAGATTTTGGGGAAAGTATTTTCTTTAGATTTTACATGTGGTTATTTTTCCGCTCTTTGCTTCATAAGCAAAACGCCGAAGCGTAACGTCTTATTAAATAGCCAGCCCGGCCAGTAGCAGCCGGGCTTTTTATTTCCCGTTATGCATTCTGCTTAGGAATAATCAGCACCTGACCAGGATAAATTTTATCGGGATGGGTCAGCATCGGTTTATTGGCTTCAAAAATCGCATTGTACTTATTCGCGTCGCCATAAACCTGTTTGGAAATAGCGCTTAGCGTATCCCCCGATTTAACGGTGTAATAAGTGGCTTCTTCACGCGCATCGCTGGCGGTCACGTTATTCTCGACGCTGGCGATGCCTTTTACGTTACCCACCGCAACCTGGATTTTCTCCTTTTGCTCCTGGGTCAGGCCATCGCCACTCACCACCGCCT